GAAACATAGCTGTTTATGCAAACCCTATTGATGTTACTAACTTACAGTTAGCTGATTTAATTGCTGACATTGGTTGCATAGCTAGAGACAGTATTGCTAACACAGGTACTGATGTAATGTTCTTATCTCAAACAGGTGTCAGAAGCATTTCAAGAGTCATTCAGGAAAAGTCAGCACCTATTAACGACATCTCATTTAACGTAAGAGATGATCTGATTGAGTTTGTAGAATCAGAGACTAACAAAGAAAAGATTAAAGGTGTTTACTATCCTAAAGATGCTTTCTATTTATTAACACTACCTACGTCTAAGTATGTTTACTGTTTTGATCTACGAGCTAGATTACAGAATGGCGCAGCAAGGGCTACTGTTTGGGATAGTCTTGAACCTACGGCATTACACGTTACTTATACAGGCGATCTTTTCGTAGGACAAGAAGGTTACTTAGGTAAATACTTTGGGTTTTTAGATGACACAGAAAAGTACAGACTACGCTACTACACTAACTACTTTGACTTAGGTAGTCCAACAACTATGAAGTTTTTAAAGAAAGGTAACTTTGTAGTTGTTGGTGGTGTAGGTCAAGACGTAGCGTTGAAGTATGGTTTTGATTATGTTAACTCATATCGGTCTATAACTAAAAAGCTACGAGCAGGTAATGTTTATGAGTACAACAGCGGTGAGTACGCTATTGCAGAATACTCTAGTGGTCTAGTGCTTGAAGAAGTCAACAGTAACTTAGGTGGCTCAGGTTCTATTATGCAACTAGGCTTTGAGGCAGATATTAACGCTGCACCTTTGTCGATACAAAAGATAGATATTTATGTTAAAGCAGGTAAAACAATTTAAGGATAGGTATGTCTGATTATACAAAAGCAACTAACTTTGCACAAAAAGACGGGCTATCGTCTGGTGATGCACAAAAGATTATTAAAGGCTCAGAGATAGATGCGGAGTATAACGCTATTGCTGCTGCTATTTCATCTAAGTCTGATCTAAATGGTCCTACGTTTACTGGTACACCGTCAGCACCTACAGCATCTACAGGAACATCTAGCACACAAATAGCTACAACAGCTTTTGTGCAGTCAGCTTTAGTTGGTGCGTATCCTGTTGGTTCTATTTACATGAACGCTACTGTAGCTACTAATCCTGCTACCTTGTTAGGCTTCGGTACTTGGGCAGCATTTGGAGCAGGTAAAGTACCAGTAGGTTTAAACGCTGCTGACTCAGACTTTGACACTGTAGAAGAAACAGGTGGTAGTAAAGATTCAATCATACCTACACACAATCATGCAGCAGGAACTCTTGAAAACGCTTCTGCCGGAGCGCACCAACACACAACTGGAACAGGTAGATCAGCAAGCACTGCTGGTAGCACTGTAAGTTATTTTTCTGGATTACAGGGAGGAGCTTCTGGTACAGCTTTGTCAACTACAGATTCACAAGGCGCACACGTTCATACAATATCAGGTGACACAGCTAATGCAGGTGAATCAGCAACAGGTAAGAACTTACAACCGTACATCGTAGTTTATATGTGGAAGCGTACAGCTTAATTTAAAAAGGAAAGAAGATGGGGTTATTCTCAAGCATTAAAGACGTAGCAGCAATTGCAGCACCAATAGTAGGAGCAGCCTCAGGTGTTCCGTTTGGAGCGCAGATAGGAGCTGCTGTAGGTGGTGCAATCTCTGGTAGGCAGCAAGCTAAACAAGCTGGAGAAACGGCTGCTCAGTATGATGCCAGAATGCGTCAACTAGGACAGCAAGGTTTCTTTAAACCTGTCGCTATGAAGACTCTTTATGGTCAGTCTGAGTTTGAAGTTGATCCTGTCACTGGAGCAGTTACTTCTGCTGGTTACACACCTAGTGAAACAGTACAAGAACAAACAGGCAGACTTGGTGTGATGATGGGTCAGGGACTAGACACTGCTGAGCAAGCCATACCGTTTGCTCAACAGTTTGCTGCACCAGCTCAAGGATTATTTAATATCGGACAAGAATACATTGCTACTTCTCCTGAACAAGCTAGAAATGAATATATGCAGAGGCAGATGGCTGCATTAAGACCTTACGACATTGAAGAAGAAGAGAGACTATCTAGGACTGCTTTTGGTAGAGGTCAGGGCGGTCTAAGCGTAGGTGCTGGTGGTAATCCATTACTTAAACAATTACAAGAATCTCGTAACAGACGTAACCTACAACTAGCAGCAGGAGCTGAACAGGCTGCACAACAAGCAGTAAACTTTGGAGGTCAACAAGTAGCTAAGTCTGGTGCTTTGATGGGTACTGGTTACGATGTGATGCAAGGATCACTAGCACCATATCAGAGCTACTTAGCTAATCAAGCAAGACTAGAAGAGCTTGCACAACAGCCATTAACTATGGGGGCTAACTTAGGTGCTACGGCTATGTCTGGACAACAGTACGGTGCTGATATGGCTAGTTCAGGTGCTTTAGGAACAGCTCAGCAACAACTAGCTGCTGCTCAAATGAAGAATGATGCGATGCAAGGTTTGTTTGGAAATGAGAATCTAATGAAAGGAATAGGTAATATATTTAATCCTCCACAGGCAGATATTGAAGAAAGAGTAATTAATGCTCCTCCAATTACTACTACTCCTCCTTATGTAGGAGCATCTACACAAGGTTTTGGAGGAGGCTTGTTTAGTGGCATTGCTTCACCTATGAGTGCATACGGATTTAAAGGATAATTATGGCTAATGGAATACTACCTTTGTTTGGACCTACTCCAGAGGAGTTGGAATATAAAAAGAGACAAGATCGAGAAGCACTTGCTAGACAAGACTACAGAGACAGATTAGCAGGAGCTGGTCAAGGTCTAGGAATGTATGGCGGTCTTGCTCAGCAAGGTGTACGTCTAGGAGAGAATCTAAGAACAATGAAGCTGTTTGGTGAAGCTCCTTCTCCTGATATGGAAAGAGCCAATGTCATGCAAGATGTCATGAATAAGTTTGGTAAACAGGATATGACTAATCCTCAAGTCATGGCTCAAATGGCTAAAGAGTTAAGTGACAGGGGATATCCGAGGGAAGCCATGCAGTTTATGGAAGAAGCTAAGTCAAGAGTAGCGACTGCACAAGCCTCTCAAAGAGAAGGACAGAAGCAAGACCTAGAAACTCAGAAGTTACAGTTTGAGGTTCAGAAAGCTCAAAGAGAAGCACTAGGAGGATCAGGAGAAATATTAAAAGAAGGAACCATTGAAAAAACTATAAAGATGGTTAACAGAGTAGAAACAGGTATGAGGCTAGCATCTACTTTTGAAGAAACTTTCTCTGGTCTTGATACACCAAGATCTTTAGCAAATGCTAAGAAAAAGTTGGATGAGTTTGATTCTCCAGAAAATAGAAGATATTTTAACTGGTGGATGGATTACGATACATATACCAGTGAGATAAGAGCTGAGCTGTTTGGAGCAACCTTAACAGATAACGAAGCAAAAGAGTTTGAAAAGATTAAGATTAGTGAAACTGATAGCCCAAAAATAGCAAAAGCAAAACTTATAAACCAATCTAAATGGGCTAGACTAGGACTTATTAAACTTATTGACAGTTACAAAAACTCAGGATATAACACTTCAGGATTAGAAGCATCTTTAAGAAGTTCTGAAAAATACTTAGATTCATTAGGTGCTGACATATCTACTCCTCCTCCTAGCACTCTTGAAGATGGTGAAGGTGGAAGCGGTGATTGGACAGTTAAAGAAAAAAATACAATAGTATTGTAAAGGATAAGTAATGGCAACTTTAGTAGATTATGAAGTCACAGCACCTGACGGTACTGAGTTAATTGTTACTGGTCCTGAAGGAGCAACACAAGAACAGATCATAAAAGCAGCAAAAGAGCAATACAAATCTAGTAGGAAACCAAGAGGACAACCAACTCCTCGCCCTGATCCTATTCCTACTCCTACTAAAAAAGATTATACCGATGTAGGTTTAGGACAGGTAGCTGAAGAAGCTGTATCAGGTTTTGGTGCTTCTGCTAAGAGAGAAGCTATGGCTATATGGGACGCTGTATCTAGTCCTATTGAAACAGCTAAAACTGTAGGTCAACTAGGTTATGGTATTTTACAAAACACTCTACCAGATGAAGTTGTTCAGCTTATTGGAGAAGATGAAGAGAGTCAGCAATTAGCTTCTGCGGTAGGTGAGTATTTTGCTGATAGATATGGTGGTATAGAAAATATTAAAAGAACTATAGCTACAGACTCAGCAGGGTTTATGGCTGACTTAGCTGGTGCGCTTAGTGGAGGAGCAACCATAGCAGCTAAAGTAGTAGCCACTGCTGCTAAAGCAGGTAGAGGAGCTAAACTAGTAGGAGTTCCTGCTGGGTTAGAAAAGGCTGCAAAATATGCTGCAAGGATAGATCCTATTACTTTTGGTCTTGCTGGTTTAGGTAAGGTTGCTAAAGTAGGAAACAAAAAACTTATAGCACCTGCTGTAGCAACTACTTTATCTTTTACTTCAGGAACTGGAAGAGAAGCTGTTTCTCAAGCATACAAAGCTGGTAAAGAAGGAGGAGATGCTGTCAAGAGATTTAGAGATAGCTTGACTGGAAAGGCAGATCCTACAGAAGTAGTAGCTAATGCTAGATTTAATTTAGATATTTTGTATAAACAAAGAAGAAGAAGTTATCTAGAAGGTAAAGCAAATCTAAAAGATATTAACTTATCTTTATCACCTGTCAGAGCTAAATTGATTGAGCTTCAAAATTTAAGAACAACAAACGCCTCTACTATAGAGGCTGCTGGAAAAGCAGCAGAAATATTACAAAGAGCTGAAAAACAAGGATACAAGTCACTGGCTGATTTTGATGAATTGAAGAGAACTTTAAACTCTGAGGCTATGAATTACACAGGAGAAGCCAGATCTGCTATTTCTGAAATGGCTGAATTAGTCAGAAAGTCAATTGATGATGTTGATCCTAACTACGGTAAAGTAATGAAGAGCTACGAGAATGCTTCAAAAATAATTCAAGAGATTGAAAAAGCATTAAGTCTTAAGGACACTAAAACAGCAGAAGTAGCATTAAAAAAACTATTAACTTCAATGAGAGATGGTGTTTCTACTAACTATGGACAACGATTAAACTTAGCACAAGAACTAGAAGGAGTGACAGGAGGTAAGAAATTTATGTCGCAGTTAGCTGGTCAGGAGTTAAGTTCTGTTGTTCCTAGAGGACTTCAAGGAAGAGTAACAAGCTCATTATTATCAGGAGGTGTTGGACTAGGAGTGGGAACTGGTTTACTTAGTCCTACTTCTCTTCTTCCATTAGCTGCTGCTTCTCCTAGATTTGTTGGAGAAGCCTCACAACTTGCAGGTAGAACAGCAAGAAGAGCGCAACAAGCAGCACAAGTAGTACCATCGGCTACACCTAGTTATTTAGGAATGTTTGAAAGATCTACAGAAGAGGAACAATAATGGCTAGTCCTTTAGACAGTTTGTTAAATAGTTTAGTAGGGAAACTTGGAGAATTTGGAATAGGAAGAGGAACTGCTGCACAGCAACCAGTCGGTCCTTCTTATCAAGATTACTCTGATGATATTTATAATACTTATGGACCTCTCAATCCTGTTCCTAGACAGAAATATAATTACGACAGATATGAGCAACCTACTGTAAGGTTCAGGTCTGGTATGTTAGGTGGGCAACCCATACAAGTAGAACAAGACATACCTCCGATACCTCCTCCTGATCCTACTCGTCCTCCTGTAGTTCCTGATCTTAGTAAACCATTACCAAGATCAATGACACCTCCTGTAAGAACATCAGCAGACGGTAGAGATGTATCTTTAGAACCTCCAGCAATTAGAGATGTTCGTCCTCCTGTAATGGATGATTATAGTATAGGTAGAGAAAGCCCAATAGGTCCTTCTGGTCTATTTACTGGTGATCTCTTGTCTATAACAAGAAAACCTCCTATGCCGTCCAGACAAGAATTTTCTCCACAGAGAGAAGCAAATATACGGACAAGGGACAGGTTTGTTCCTCCTCCTCCTAGAGGCATGATAGACTTAGGTATTGAAAGTCCTGATATGTTTAGAGGTCAGTTAGGTATGCCACCTCCTGTCCAGTATCCTACATACGGAGATGAGTACGAAAACTTAAAAGGTAAAAGTATTGAAGAGATTCGACTTGAGTTAAACAATCCAAGACTTGACGTTAATGAGAAAGGTGATTTGATTGAACCTGAACGTATTGACCAGTTGGGTAATGTTGTTCCAGAAAAAGTAATATACCCTTCTTTCGCAAAAGACAAGAACTTATCAAGCCCTACTGCAACATTAGCAGATCAAGCGGGTAAAGATTTAACAACTGATGCAGACCTTGACGCATATTTGGACAACCTAGAAAAAGAAACAGAGGGATTTAAAATTCCTAAAGCAAGGAAATAAAACATGGATATGATGAGTAATAACTACGATGCGTTCGGTAACATCCTGTCTACTCCTGAGATGGAGGTTATTCCTTCAAGAAGAGCAGAAATAGTAGACGTAAGTAATGTCAGCGATGTCAATCAAATAAGATCTCCATTAGCAGAAACACTGATGACAAAACATTTAAACAGATCAGGGATGGAAGGTCTTGATTCAACAAAAGCAAGAAACGTACTGTATGACTTTGCTCTTAAAGTAGGTAGAGCAGAAAGCTCTGGAGATCCTAAAGTAAAGAATAGACCTTTAGAAGGAAAAGAAGCAAGCTCAGCTACAGGACTCTATCAGTTTTTAGTAGGTACTGAAGGAGGACAAAGTGCTTTACAGACTGCTGTAAACAGAGCTAAGAAAAGAATAGATGCCCCTTGGTTAGATGAGGTATTTAAAACAGGTAAGGTTGAAGATCTGACACCAGATCAGCAGACTGTTTTATTTTTAGGTGACATACTTGAAAAAGAAGGAAGTGACAAACTAATTAAATCTTTACTAGATCCTAACGCTAGTGAGAAGGAACAAAAGAAAGCAATGTATAAGATTTACTTGAACCTACACCACACAAAGAAAGAAGGTGAGGCGTGGGACCCAAAAATTCTTGCCAATGCTAACAGAGAAATATTAGGGATTAAGAATTAAATGGAGCAGTTCATCATCAACTTCTGGGAGATAATCTCAGGGCTACTGTTCGTAGTGTTCTTAGCAATAACTTGGAAGGCAGAGATTGGGGCACGCATCTCAGTGTTAGAAGAGAAAGTACGTGCCCTGTTTGATCTAGTTAATAATAAGAAAGATTAGATCTCACAAGCACCTGCTGTACAAGCCAGAGTCTGCGCTCCTTCCACATTGTCATCAATCTCTATGAGGCTATTCCACTCAATGCTCTTTGGCATCTTATGAAGAAGTTCTTTATACTCCTCCTCAGTACACTCTTCATAGGGAGCTTGCTTATATGTCCCACCATCGTAGGGCAAGAAGCTAACACCACTGACATCATCGAAGTTCTTCCAGATCCATGAGCCTACTTCTACCCACTCATGCTCCTCGACAGAGATAGTGACTGACGGCTTATGCTCACACCAATGCTTCTGATACATCAACCATAAGTCTAAGTGTTCGATAGCAGTGATGTCCTCACGAAGTAGCGCACCATCTGGTGACTTCTTAGGGAAACTAAAGACAGTAGTAGACTCTGGTCGTAACACACAATCCTCAGAAGGTATACCCTGCTCAGTCATGAACGTGGATAGAGGATCTTTCTTATCGCCTCGTACCCTGCGCACATAATACTTACTGTGTCTCGTATGAATACCAGAGGCAGAGTCAACAAGCTGACTAACAGTGCCAGAAGGCTTAATACAAGTGATGGCAGCAGATACAGGGATATTAAGCTCAGTGGATAACTGTAAGTTTGTATCAACCGATACGTCTCTGAGTCTCTCAAGCATTGCCTTAGTTTTGTCACTGGTTTCTCCCATAAGTTTGTTGTCTAGGATACCAGTCAGTGACACACCAAGTAACCTCTCAGCCTCTGTGTTCTTCTGCCACACCTTTCTGAGATAAGGGAAGTGAGTCATCGTAGACTGATACGTTCCTAAGATAGTAGCTAATCTGACCTTGCGTTCTAGGTCTTGCTTGGTGTCTGTAGATCTGACTACTACCTCAGACAGGTTACAGAACTGGTAGGGTCTAAGGATAATTTCTGAACATGGGTTAGTACCGTACTCAAAGTCTGTATCCCTGCGTCCGTTCTTCTTAGCTGTGTTGACAGCAGCCTCACGATTAAAGATACCACGCTCACCACTGTGACTGTGATACAAGCTGGTCCACTCGTTTAGGAACTGACCAACGTCAGGCTTGGTAGCATACACAGCAGAGTTGTTAGCCAACGCACGTTGAGGGTTAGCCTCCCACCACTGACCGACCTTAGCATGACGCATCTTGTCATCCTCTAAGTCAGACAGTGAGATCATAGCTGAACGTCTAACGCCACCTACTACAACAACCTCAGCAACCTTACACATGATGTCATGACACTCTAGCGTATTTAGCTTACGACCTGCTGCACCTTGAAACCTAGCGATAACAAACTTAAACAACTCATGTAAAGGTTCTGGTCCACTAGCCCTACCACCAAACGTCTTGAGTCTAGCACCTGCTGGTCTAACCTTGCTTGTATCCCACTGAGGTATCTCACCAGAGTACAACAAAGCAATGACCTGACGTAGTGACTTAGCCCAACCTTCTTTACTATCAGGTACAACAATAGTTGTTTCGGAGTCGAACAACTGGTCAGGTATCTCAGGTAGTTTGTCAACATACTTATGCTCAACACTAAACCCTACACCAGTACCACAAAGTAAGATGTACATAGCCTCATCAAATGCTTTGGGATCATCGACAGGCATGTAGCTACAGTTGTAACCTGCTGTGTTGTCTCTGTCGAGTGCCTTACCTGCAGCCATGATAGCTCTCATAGAAGGCACAACCTCTAAGTTCTTGATAGCCTCACGCATCTCCGAGTCTGTCTCCATAGGCATGACATGGTTATGCTTAGTCTCCAGATGGTTCTTCATGAAGTCCATGTATCTATCGACTGTCTCAAACCAATCTTCTCTACGTCCTTCTGCTTCTACGAATCTGCAATACCTACTCTTAGCAATATACTCTTGGTAAAAATCCATCTATATTTCCTTTATTAGTTTATCGTAATTATCTTCTACAACATCTTCAAATCTGTTCAGTATATCTACTGAAGTTATTTCTAATACTTCAAGTAATTCTATTTCATCTAAAACAGAAAGTTTTTCTATAAGTTCAGGAATCGTGAGATTCATCTGAGTTCTCCATGTTTTCTATTTCCATCAGCACCAACGTACAGTATCCAGAGATGTCCCTCCAAGAGTCATCGTACATCGGATCGCCATTAAGTATTCTAGCTAACTTGTTTGCTATTAACTCAAGAGACTCTAACATATAAGCTGGCATAAACGGATAATTACGAGAGTTCTTAATTACTTTCTTTATGTCCTGACTAATCTGACTTACGTCTCTGTATTCACCATATGTACCTGCTCTGGTTTGTAGTACATTTTTAATTTCCATATTGTTTCCTTAGATAATTAATCGAGACAGGCATCTCGTCAAAGCTACCATTATCTACTTCATTAAACACCCACACACCAGACCAGCTACCATTAGTCTGAGGATTAAGATACTCCTCATCGTGTTGGTAAAAAATACCAGCAAACAAACCAGTGATCCTAGAGCCGTCAGCTTTCTTACTGAACGCTATAGATCTATCTTGGACATGACCCATGATACAGCTCATGTGTTTCTTTTGTAATAAAAGATTAGGACTGCTGACTGGTCTACCCATAACACCTGAAGTAAAGTAGTGGCTATAAGCTATCCCACTGATAACCGCTACATCTAAAAAGGGACGAACCTCCCAGTTATATTTCTTTAGATTAAAATCATTATAACCAATCAGTCCTTCTAGCTTCCTGTCAGACTCAATAGCTCTGTCGATACGGTACTCATGATTACCGATAAGAAAGACCTTTTTAGGTTTCCAGACTTTCTTCTTGTTTAGTCGCTGCCTCTTCTGTTCTGCAACGATAGGTTTCATGAAGGTATCCATAGCCTTGTTACCAGCCTCGATATCATCATGATAAGTTCTACCCTCAAACGATTTCTTACCAATGTCATAAACACTAAGGCTGGGCATATCCCAGTGATCTCCTAAGTGAACGATGACGTCAGGTTTAATCTTAACAGCGTACTCACCTGCCCACGCTAAGTGATCGAATGAGTTGTTAGGCTTGCATTGTGTATCAGGAATTATCAAGTGTCTCATTGGTTCCCTTTAATAAAGTAACAAAGTATTCAGCATCAATAACAGCAAGAGGCTTAGAATGATTCTGTTTGACAATGACTGTCGGTTGTCTACCCTCAGGACAGTTGTCAGCAGCTTGTGAGTAAAAAGCATAAATAGCCATAGACTCTCTTGACTTACACTCAACAGAGATACCGAGCTGATCTCCTACCTCTTGAGAGAACTGTATGTCCTCTCCTCCTGCACCCATACTAGTAGATTTCACATCGGACCTGTAAAAATTAAATCTTTCGATGAGATGATCTCTGAACCACTGTTGGAGCTTTCTACCTTTTGCTTTTGCGCTTTGGGTTTTAATGGCTTTCTCCTTAAATCTAAAAATTTATCTAGTCTTACTTTCTTAATACTTTTAATCCACTGTTTAGGTATATGTATCCTAGAGTTAGACTGATCGTAAGAGATTGCAGCAGCAAGACAGATAGCATCCTCTGTCTCGTCAACAATAAACCCAATACTTAAAACAGGATGTACATCAGCTTTAGAGTTATCCTCCCATCCTGCATCAGCAACAGCATCAACCCATTGAACATAACCTATCGTGAAGTGCTTGGCGGTTTCCATAATTGCTTCTCTTTTCTTCTTATCCATAAGAGCCTTCCACGTTCAGTTAGTTTATCAATGTCATGATCGTACTTCTCACTCACAGCTTTGAAAAGACTTTTCTCAGTTGTGCATTTCTCCAGAATCTTATTGGCTTTGACTGGACCAATACCTTTAAGACCAGCAATGTTGTCAACTCGATCACCAGTAAGAAGCTGAATGTAGAAATTCTTAATGGCTTGAGCTTCGGTAACATAATACAAATCTTCTTTTACAAAGTTGTAGTGCCATCCTCTAATCATGTCTAAGTCTTTATCGATGGTCATGATGCAGCTAGAATCTTCAGGTAGCTCGTAGGCTTTGATTCCCATTGCATCGTCAGCCTCTTGACCTTCTTGGAGTTTAAAGTCCCACTTAGTTATGAGATACTCACGCAGAGAATCGTAATGGACTGGTCTTCTAGCCTCTTTACGATTCCCCTTGTAAGCTTGCTCAGTAGCAATTTCTGACCTATAGTTTTTCTTCCCTGTCAGATAGCCTTCATAAGAATCTATTCCTTTGACCTTAATCAGTCTATCAACAAAATTACCCATCCGAGAAATAGCAAACTTTTCCTCATCAGGTTCATTAGAAGAAAACCCAATACGGTACGTCAGAATATCTCCATCGATGAGTGCCTTCGCATTGTTCATCGACTTAGACAAATTACAGCGTCTCTTCAGCTACTGAATCAGAAGAAGGAACATACTCAATCAATTCAGTTATGACTAACTTGTTGATGCCTGTTCCTACACCTGTCTTACCCTTCCAATTGTAAGCATACGGTTTAAGAGTAGCTACTGCTTTGGAGCCGTTCTTAATCTTACAAGTAACTTCTGATCCGTCAGACAACTCAGCCTTGATTGGATAGTTCTTAGATTTAGCTGTAACGTAAAAGCCTTTGTCATCTTTCTTCTTGACATTGACACCCATTGACTCAAGCTCATCGATAGCCTTTGTTGAGAGGTTACACAAGTCTACCTGATACTTACCGCTCATCTCATTAGGTGTGTCAAGAAAAGCCCACATAACATCTGCTTGTACAACTACTGGTTTTAGATTAGCCATATATTCCTCTTAGTGTGTTGTTGCCCAATTATCACCTATTTTAAACTCGCCATCGAGCGGACAACGTAGCCCTAAAGCGAGTCCTGCTTCCTGAATTGCCTGAACGCCTAATCGACCTACAGATTCAGCACACTCTTTTGTCGTTTCTATTTGCCATTCATCATGAACATTAGCAACAAAAGAGCCATGTATTTTACCAGCTTTTAATTTGGAGTGTAGCAATACTAAAGCCTTTTTCATAACCACAGCACCAGCTCCCTGTAGCAAAGTGTTGAGAGCAGCATGTTGAGATCGAACAATTAAACGCCTACCATCCAGACTAGGTAAAAACCCTTTCTCAGCTATACGGTTAACTTTCTCTTTTAGTTTATGTAAGGCTGGTGTGTTACCAAGAAAACTGTTAATCAGCTTTCTACCTTCTTTCTCACTACCTCCTACAATCTGACCTATCTTAGCAGGACCAGCCCCATAAAGAAAAGCATAGATAAATGTCTTAGCTTGATCTCTATTCGTTAGACCTGCAGCCTTCATGTTAGCTGTGTGGATGTCACCACTCAGTATCTCATTAATGTAATCTTCATCACGCATGTAGTGTGCCAATAGTCTAAGCTCGATTCCAGAAGCATCAATACCACATAGTACATTACCGTCCTCTACCGTCCAGCATTCTCTGCACTCTTTACCAAACGGATTACCTACCCTCGGAACCTGTGCCAGATTAGGCTTGCTGTGCGTCATTCTACCTGTCACAGCCCCATTACTAATCAAACGGCAGTGAACTCTGTCGTTCCTGTCGGCGTAGTCAATCCACTTCTCAACCTGAGTAATTCTTTTTTGAAGAAGAAGGTACTCAGAGATTAGTTTAGCCTCTGGTATGTCTATGTTAGACAGAACCTTCTCATCAACAATGACAGAACCTTTTTCAGTGTGCTTAGTAGGTTTCCAACCCAGAGCTATGAGACGCTCTGCTATCTGTTTACGACTACCTGCATTAAAGATTTCTATTTTATCTTTAAGTCTTTTACCTGTCTTTTCACTAATACGTTCAGTTACAATAGGTCTGAAAACTTCTTGTAATTCTTCCTCAATTTCTGCCAGTCTTTTCCTCCAGTCTGTAAGAAGGAATAACGCTTTCTTAACATCGAGCTTGAATCCGTTATCTTCTTGCTGTTTGAGAATGACAGCGACTTGATGCTCAAGAGTAGATGACTCACCCCAATCCAGTAGATCTCTACTAAGATTCTCAAATAGTGTAGCGGTGACTTCGACATCTTGGATGCAGTAGTCAACCATCTCATCACACAGCCCTCCATCGAAAGCAGTGAAATCTCCTTTGTGCTTTCCTAATCGTAGTCCCCATGATCTTAGCGAGTGTCCTCCTTCGAGAACTGGGTTTAGTAGCCTTGACATTAATAATGTGTCGCGCAATTGGCTTGAGTCGATACTCAAGTTCCAGTGCTTCCTTAACACTGGTGCATCGAATCCTACGATGTTGTGACCAATCAAGATATCGTTTGGTCTTAGATACTTTTGTAACTCGCTTGCTTGAGTCCATACTTTAGCCTCCTCTTTATTTGTTAAGTCTTTAGTGACAGCACACCAGATCTGACTGATGGTTCTGTCGGTTTCTACATCAATAATTATGTTTCTCAAAAGTCCTCCAAGTCTGGTTCACCATCGACAGATTTGTACTCCTCAATGTAAATACCTCGATACTCATCTGGGTCATCACAACAATCATAGTATCGTTCTTTACAATAAGCCCAAGATCCTTTGGCTACGATCTTATTGTAGTGTTCTCCGCAACCTCCGTAAACATTAGCCCAAACTAAATATTTTTTTCTCATAAAGCATTCTCGTCTTCTTCATCAAGACGTTGACACATCCTACCATACTTTAAATCGTAAAGTAATCGACCAGCAGGACCAACCTGACCAGAGTGCCTGTTCTTTAAAACCCTGACCTGTGTAGTATTGCGCTCAGTAAGGTCAGGATGCTGACTAGAACGCTCTAAGCCGATAACAATGTCCGACAACTGAGCTATCGAGCCAGAGCCTCTAAGAGCTGATACAGAGACTTGTGCGCCATCCTCAAAGCCCTTACCCTCTGGACGCTTCAAGTGAGACACCAAGAAAAGAGTGATTCCTGTCTCCTGAACAAGCATTCGGAGTTTAGTCATAATCTCGTCAATTGCTTTACGTTCATCGCTCGCTTCCTGCGCTGAAACCACTATTGAGACGTGATCGAGGTAGATATAACGACAATTCAAGGCACGAGCAAAATAGCGACAATTATCCACTATCGTGTCGATTGAATTAGATCCGAAGTGGTCATAGAAATAGAACCTATCATCCTTCAGCAAAGCATTATAAGCATCTGCTAATTCTTCATCGGAAACTTCAGTGTCTGGTAAATGTATTGGTTTGTTTAAGTGCAAAGACATCAGTGACCTTGCAGTTCTTGCTTTGTCTTCCTCAAGAAACATGATTCCGAAGTTGTCATCAGTCTGGTTAAAGATACTGTAAGCAAGCTCTCTAATAAATTGAGACTTACCAAGTCCTGAGCCAGCGGTGACAGTCACAAGCTCTGCTTCCCTGATACCCATCGTCATCTCATCTAGTGCTTGGAAGGGATATCGAACAAGAGACTTTGTTGGTCTTTTGAGAACCTCTTCTCGCAACGATGAAGAGCTTACGATGCCTTCAGGGACATGACGTTCTGCTCTCCACCAAGTCTCCATGAAGAGCTTGTCATCGCCTCTGGACAGATAGTCACAGGCATCTTTGTAATCCGCTTGAGGCTTAAACACTTTAATTTTAGATCCAAGAACTTTGGTAATAGCCTCGACAGCAGCCTTACCTTGCTCATCGTTATCCATAAACACTACGACATTATCAAAGCTATCGAGCCACTTGTAATACTTACGCACATCTGCTGAGGCACTGGCTGCACCGTTCCTGATCGACACCACCGGAAATTTAGATCCGAGCATTTGAAATGCAGCACTACAATCATGCTCACCCTCTACCAAGCTTACATACTTGCCACCTTTAGTAAAGTGACTCATTCCGAATAACTGAGCATTAGACCAGTCACCAGTGGTGCTAAACTTTTTCTCAGTGATGCCACGTTTTTTGTAAGCAACAATTTTACCGTCACTGTCGGTGTACGGAAACCAGTAGTTTTGTCCATCTGATTTCACACCAAAAAACTCCATTGTAGCTCTTGATATGCCACGCTCTGGAACTGATTTAAATATTGAATCTTCAGATGGATGAGATAAGGTCTTAACCTCTTTCCAAGCTGATGCGCTGTTAGAAACTACTGACATATTTCTCCTTTTATGTTCACCTAAGTTTTTGTCATTGACATGAACAACCTCACAGACATAACACTTTGTTCCCCAGTCGTAGATAGCTAAAGCATCTGACGATCCACAATCTGGACAAGGTTGATGTGCTTTTAATTGAATTCCCATAACAAACCCTTTTTTATGTGCTAAAATTTACTACTTAGTTTAAGTTAATACTAATTATAATAATAATAACTAATACTAATTAACACTACTTAGAGTGCTTTCTGATCTCTCTTGAATCATCTGATTCATTGTCAGTAAGACAAATTGAGGTGAGTAAATATCCAGCAACTCTAAAAACTCTGAGATTACTGCATAAAAATGTGCCTCCTCCTCACTGTCTGCAAACTGCTGACCGTCATCATGTCCATCTTGATCGTAAAATTCATCATCCATTTTTATCTCCTAAAGATCGTAAAATATTTCTGTAATACCTAAGTGATTGTAATCGTGTTCGTCTAACTGGTCAAACTCAAAATCATTTTTCTCATCGCTTGAGTGCATCAAGTCCCTTCTGTCGAACGTGAAAAAGTCACCTGAGGCTTCGCAACAGTGATTACACAATTCTATATAATCTTTAGTTTCTCCTGATTTTCGAGTTGCTTCAAAATCAGTCAATAAAACATCACACGATTTACAACGCACTTTAGTCTCCTTTTTTAGAGCTTACTTGACCTGAGCATACAACCTCATCGGTCATTCTTTTTACCTCACCAGTGTCTTCAGCAAACAAAACAGTGGTTCTTTTAATTCTCTTCTCAGTTCCGTCATAGAACTGGTCAGCATCTCTTCTGCCAGCGTAATACTGAGCCACCAGCTCTTCTTGAGATTGTACCAGCTTGTAGACTTTACCTTCCAAGACATATCTTGGTCTTTTTGCCAGATTGAAAAAAGCATCTTCTTGACCGCATTGAAATGGTGTTTTATTTTTCATTAGTAGTTTTCCTCATCATAGTGTTCGTTATCATCAAAAAAATAGTTGGTTTTTTGACCGTACTCCCAACCTTTATCATATTCTACTCGCTCTTTCTCATTCCAGCAAGCCCTATCTCGATCATACCTTCGGTAGTGACAATCACATTTACCCTGCTCGTATGGTGTCTTAAACTTCATGACAACGCTCCTAGCCACATCCAGACCATGATGCCTACGTGAATCGCGGCTAAGAGACATAAAAACAAAATCATTCCACCGTTATTCATGCGATCTCCTCATCGTTAATTGTAGTGGTTCTACGAACCATTGTGTAGACTGTAGAGTCCAAAACATCTTTGTAGCTTTTGGCTTCTTTAAGATCCTCAAAGAACATCACAGCTTCGTGATGTCCTTCCGAGGTGTTTGCTATGATGACGTACTCTACGTCTTTGTACTGAGAGTTCAAGACATCTCCTCCTCAATGAATTTTTCATACTGTTCTTCAGACTGGTACTTGACACCTGCGCTAGAGATATATTTACCTGCTCTCTCCCACTTGGCAAACTCTATCGCTTCTTCTTTAGCTTGCTTTGGTTCAAAACCTCTAGAGATGACGTACCAGTCACCACGCTCTCTTGGATACTTCTTACCATCCAAAGTTACTTGAAAGTAGTAACCATCCCAGCTTGTTTCTGATTTAACTTTAGTCATTTATTTCTCCTTGTTTTATTAATTAATATTCCCTTACCACACCTCTATTCTAATTGCGCTTTATTTCTAGGTCAAGCTTTTTCGTACTAAATAAACAATTTATTTTGACACATTATTTATTCCTTTAAAGCATAAATAAATCAACAGATTATGTAGACTCCCTAGTTATTTTTTAGTGACTGATAATTGCGCTAATGTCAAGTCTTATTGTGGAGATTTGTGGAGATCTGTGTAGTCCTGTGAGGCTACTTCGCAAACACATCCTCCTCCCTAAATTATTAAGCACCCTGTGGATAAAAATGTATAACTTGTGGATAACTTTTATGAGCATAATGTAAATGCGAATCATTATCATTTACAAATCTAAATAGGAATCATTCTCATTTAGCAGATTGTGGATAACTTGTGGACAAAATGTGGATAACTTTTATGGGGGGCTGGGTTGTCACTCTGAGTGTTGTATAATTAACACCCTAACAGACACAAAAAAAGTGAAAATGAAAAGAGGATTGACCGCTAAGAACCGTTAAGGACCGATAAGAACCTCTAAGCACCGCTAAGGGACGTTAACGGACGTTAAGAACTGATAAGCTCATTTAGAACTAAGGAGAATAAGTACCCTACAAAAAAAAGCATACAAGAATAAGTAAAATATGCTAGGATACCTCCTTTATGTAGCCTAAGAGGAATTATGAACAATGATTACCGTCATTGACCCTCTAAACCTACATAGATATCTAATTAGAGGATAAACATTTGTCTGATAAGGATAATGTCCCTAAAAAAAGGGGTCGCGGTAGACCGAGAAAGACTGAGGTTGAAGCTAAAAAGAAAAGAAACAGGGTTGGTAGACCTGCTGGAGAAGCATCCAGAATAAAAGAGTTTCATGCTAGGTTGTTAGCTACCAGTGGTGAGACTGTGATTAACACGATCATCACCAAAGCTCTTGACAATGATGACAAGGATCAGGTGGCTTGTTTAAAGATGTGTATTGATCGAGTGCTGCCAATGTCCTACTTTGACAAGGGTAAGGACGCAGGTAGAGGTAGCGTCAACATTCAGATATCAATGGTAGGCGATAAGCAAGCTGAAGTTTTAGAACAAGAAGAAGTTACTGATGTAGAGTTTGAGACCGTAACGAAAGAAAATACATGAAACCAGTATTAGATGCTTGTTGTGGTGGTAGAATGATGTGGTTTGATAAAAAAGATGAAAGATGTTTGTACGCAGATCAAAGAAAAGATTTTTTAGACGTGTCTCATTGCACTTCAAATCCCGGGAAAAAAGAAGTTAAGCCAGATCAAATACATGATTTTAGAGATATGCCATATAAAGATGAGTCTTTTTATCACGTTGTGTTTGATCCACCTCATGTAAGAAACATATCTTTAAAATCTGTTGTTGGTTTTAGTTATGGATCATTAGATAAAGAAACATGGGAAGAAGATTTAACAAAAGGTTTTGCTGAATGTTTTAGAGTTCTTAAAAAAAATGGAACATTAATATTTAAATGGAATGAAGTAGACATACCTTTAAAAGAAGTTTTAAAACTAACAGCAGAAAAACCTTTGTATGGTCATAGGTCTGGAAAAAAAGCAAATACTCATTGGGTATCTTTTATAAAGAATGTCAGACCTGAAGATTAAGCTACTACCATGGCAACAAGAGGTCTGGACAGATGAGTCTAGGTTTAAGGTCATAGCTGCTGGTCGTAGGACAGGTAAGAGCAGACTAGCAGCGTGGAGATTGATAGTGTCTGCGTTAGAGGCTGATAAGGGTCATGTCTGGTACATAGCCCCTACGCAACAACAGGCTAGAGACATTATGTGGCAGCAACTGTTAGAGCTGGGTAATCCAGTGATAGCAAGCAGCCACGTTAATAATATGCAGTTAACACTGATTAATGGTTCTGTCATATCGTTAAAAGGTGCTGATAGACCTGAGACGATGCGAGGTGTAGCTTTAAAGTTTGTTGTACTCGATGAGTATGCAGATATTAAACCTACAGTGTTTGAGCAGATTCTTAGACCAGCGTTAGCTGACTTGAAGGGTCAGTGTGTCTTTATTGGTACACCGAAGGGACGTAACCACTTCTATGATCTCTACAAGCTAGGTAAGAAAGATGTTAAGGATTGGAAGTCGTGGCATTTTACTAGCTTTGATAATCCACTGCTAGATAGAGAAGAGATTGAAATAGCTAAAGAAACTATGTCTACGTTTGCATTTAGGCAGGAGTTCATGGCTAATTTTGAAGCACCACAGTCAGACATATTTAAAGAAGACTGGGTGGTAGTAAAAGATAAAGACGATGAACCAGAAAATGGTACTTACTACATGGCTGTGGACTTGGCAGGTTTTGAGAACGTATCAAAGCAAGCCAGCAACAAGAAGAAGTATTTAGACCAGACATCTATAGCTATTGTCAAGGTAGGAGACGATAACAAATGGTGGGTTGACAAGGTTGACGCAGGAAGGTGGGACATTAAAGAGGTATGCGAGAGAATCCTAAAGCACACCCAGTTATACGGTGTGCAAGTTATTGGAATAGAAAAAGGTTCTTTGATGAGGGCTGTTATGCCCTACTTAACCGAGATGATGTTAAAACAAAACATCTACCCAAGAATAGAAGAAATAGCGATAGGTAACAGAAGCAAGGTAGACAGAGTTGTAGGAGCTTTGCAGGGTAGGTTTGAGCATAAGCAGGTAGAGCTTTGTGATGGTGACTGGGTTAAAGAGTTTAAAGATGAGCTGCTTAACTTTCCTACCACTGGTGTGCATGATGACATGGTTGACTCAGTTAGTTTAATTGCTCAGATAGCTAACGCAGTGATGTACTTTGAAGATTTAGATGATGAATACGAACCTTTAGACTGGATATCAGGATATTAATATGGCTGAAAACTACAACACAGATTTCATGGAAGAAGAAGCACCTGAAACACAAAGTGAGAAAGAGCTGGTGTCTTTCGTAGTTGACCACTGTGACAAGTGGAGAGACTGGAGAGACTCTAATTATGAAACCAAGTGGGATGAATATGAAAGGATATATTATGGAGTTTGGGCTGCGGAAGATCGTACTAGGGACAGTGAGCGTAGTAAAATCATTAGTCCTGCTACCCGTCAAGCTGTTGATAACAGGGTTGCGGAAACTATGGAAGGCTTTGCTGGATCCGGAAAACTGTTTGAAATAAGTGATGATGGATTAGATCAAGATAGTGCAGATGTTGAGCTTATGCAGTCTCTCTTACTAGAAGACACGCATAACAATGCTTACATCAACAACGTATCATCGATTGTTAAACTAGCAGAGCTGTATGGAACAGGTGTAGGGGAAGTTTTAGTTCAAACAGAGCTAGAACGTATCCCTACTACCCAAGAAATGCCAGAACAAGGCATGGCAGAGGTAGGAGTCACCGAAAGAGAGAAGATAACAGTCAAAGTTAAGCCTGTTCACCCTCGTAATCTCTTAGTAGACCCAAATGCTGACTCAATTGATGAATCTTTAGGTGTAGCTGTTGAAGAATACATTAGCTATCATCAAATAGTGCGTGGAATGGCTTCTGGAGTCTATAAAAAGGTAGATATCGAACCATATTATGAAGATGATGACATAGAACCGTCTAAACTTGAAGCAACTGAGTATCAAGACGATAAAGTTAAGGTAATTCGGTATTATGGGCTAGTTCCAAGAGATTTATTAGAATCTTCAGGTGAAGTAGAGCAAAAAGCAGAAGAATTGTTCCCAGATGACGATGAAGCTGCTGAAATGGCTGATTTAGTCGAGGCTGTCATAGTTATTGCCAATGATTCTAAACTTTTGAAGGCAGAACGCTCTCCATACATGATGGAAGACCGTCCAATCGTCATTTATAGACCTGAAGTGCGTCCTAAGCTGTTCTACGGAGTTGGAACAGTAGAGAAGGCGTACAATATGCAAAAAGCTGTCGATGCCCAGCTACGCAGTCATATGGACTCTTTAGCCCTGACCACTGCACCTATGATGGGTATCGATGCTACAAGATTACCGAGAGGTATGAAGTTTGAAGTCAGAGCTGGTAAAAACATACTGACTAACGGCAATCCTTCAGAAATCTTACAACCGTTCAAGTTCGGATCTACAGATGCTTCAAATTATGAAACAGCAAAAGGTTTTGAGGCAATGCTGCTACAAGCTACAGGCACACTAGACTCTGCAGAGTTGGTCAAGAGTGCAGCAGGAGGAGGACAGAACAACGGAATGGGAATGTCTTTAGCCATGTCTGCTATCGTTAAAAAGAACAAGGTGGCGATGGCATCGTTTCAGGATGACTTCATCATACCGATGGTCAAGAAGGTTGCGTATCGTTATATGCAGTTTGACCCAGAACGCTATCCGATGAAAGACTTCAAGTTTACTACGATGTCTTCTATTGGTGCTTTAGCTAGAGAGCATGAGCAGCAACAGTTGATTGGTCTGTTACAAACACTAGGACCAAAGTCTCCTATAGTTCCTGTCATTCTCAAGAGCATCGTGTCTACCTCTGGGTTGTTAAACAGAGAGCAGCTAGTAGCTCAGTTAGATCAGATGTCTCAGCCTAATCCACAAGCTCAGGAAATGCAGATGCAAGCACAGCAAGCGCAACTCCAATACCTTGCTGCTCAGACTGCTGAACTGCAAGCCAGAGCGCAAGAGTCTATGGCTGATGCTCAAGAGGCACAAGCCAATGCTCAGAAGATCATGGTTGAGGCTTCTCTGATGGAGGACAAGGTTAAGACTGACATGATTAGAAACCTATCAGCTAACATTAAAGATGAGGATACTGAAGAGTTTGAGAAGAGAGCTAAGATTGCTGATCTGATGATTAAAGAAAAAGATATTGAATCAAAAGAGAGGATAGTCGATAAGCAAATGCAAGAGAAAAGGATGACGCAATAAAGAGAGGGGCTTACGCCCCTTTCTTAAAACATAAAAGCAAGCAGATGCCAGATGACGTAAAAAGATCCGTAGCTGAATAAAACTGCTTCTAATAATATTCTCACTCTTACGCCTCTTTTCTTAATTGTTCTTTTGACTTGTCAATGTAACCTTTATCAACAATCATTCTGGATAGTTTCCACTCCATGATTGCGTGTTCCGCACAGTGATGCGTTTTCCAGTTTTTGTTTCTACGTTGATGTTTTATTCCCATCCAATGACCAAAGTCATGAACAAAAGCTGCCCAGTTTCTTTGAGTGTTGATTGATAACACACCTCCACGAACCCAGTTATATCTTTTGCCTTTTACCTTAATAATTTTATAAGGAAATCTTTGTTTAGGAAATTCAGATTTCCACATTGCTTTTGCTGCGCTTGAAGCTGTCTTAAAACAAATACGATCTTCGTTCCACGATACGTTATCGTGCGAGGTTTCACCAACGCTTGTCCATACTTGATCGGCTTTTTTGTACCACGCCATTGCTTCTTTTGATACTTTCATTTTATTACTCCCCTTTCAAGAAGTTGGTTAATGTTTTTGGCAATCCTTCTTTGTAAGTCCAAGCTGCCAGCTCTCTGATGTCTTGCTTCATTCTAGTGACTGGGTTACCAGCTTTAGGTTTTGTTCCGAGTCTAGGATCGCCCTTAACAACTTCTTCAAACTTGTCGGCAATCTTGTTATCTACTTTTACGACTCTGATGGGAGAGGTAACGACAACTACTTTAGTCCACTTCCTTCCTCTCTTTCCTACCAAAGCAAAACGCATTGAGTTGTTTCCGAAATGTCGTGTTGAAATTAATTTCATTTTGAATCTCCTTGTTGTTTTTTAAGTGTTGAATCTATTTTAAAAATTAATTTCACAAAAGTAAACACTTTGTACAATTATTTTGTTATATAAATACGATTTTTTATAATAAAAAGTTATATAAGCAAATAATTAAGACAAACCGTTCTATTTGTGGTAGGATAAGCCTCAAGTAAATAGGAATGATTCTTATTTACATTTACAGGAGAACTCCTATTGGATAAAGAACTCCAAGAGTATTACGAAGAACGCTTCAACATGATGGGAACAAAAGGCTACACAGATTTGTTGACAGATGTTGAAACGATGATTGAAGAGAGAAACAACTTGATGGCTACACAAAGCCTAGAGGAGTTGCACTTTCGTAAAGGTCAGTTAGATGTTTTGCATTGGATCAGAACTCTCAAGAAACTTTCTGAGGAAGCGTGGGAGCAACTGAACAATGAGTAAGAGAATGTTTGAATTTAGGTGTGCTGAAAATCACACCACAGAGAGTTATGTTGATGACAAGGTAAACGCTGTTGAGTGTCCTGTTTGTCAACTAATGGCACTTCGTATTATCTCAGCACCTCGTATCGCGCTTGAAGGAATCACTGGTGATTTTCCTACAGCAGCCGATGCTTGGGCTAGAAAACATGAAGAAGCAACAAGAGTCGCTGAAAAACGCAGAGGCTGAGCGTCCAGTGGCATTTTTTATATCCTATAATCACATAGTGACAGGAGTTTTTATATATGGCTAAGTTTGAAGATCCGTTACAACAAAATCTTGATTTTACACCTGATGAGATAGGTGAAGAAACTAAAGAAGAAAAAGTAGAAGCACAGGCTCCTGAAGAGCAACAAGAAGCTGTTCAAGAACAACCTGAATTACCTGAGAAGTATCGAGGTAAGTCTTTAGAAGATATTGTCAAAATGCACCAAGAGTCTGAGAAACTTATAGGAAAGCAAGCCAGAGAAGTTGGTGAGCATCGTAAGTTTTTTGATGAAATGACAAAACGTGAACTTCTTAAAAACAAAGCAACAGACCAGCCTGTAGTTTATGAAGATCCTAACGATACATTTTTTAAAGAACCTACTGTAGCAGTGGATGACCGTATTAATAATCATCCAGCTATCAAAGATGCACAAGAAGCAGCTATGATAGTAAAAGCTCAGTCTGCTTTACAACAGTTACAACAAAAGTTTCCTGATTTTAAAGATGTTGTTAATGACGGTCAGTTTGTTGACTGGGTGAACAAGTCTTCAATCAGACAAAAACTACATAAACAAGCTAACGAAGGTTATGATTTAGAAGCTGCTTCTGAACTTATTAGCACTTGGAAGGCTATTTCAAATGTTAAAAGTAATTCAGAACCACAGCAACAAATTACTCCTGACTCTCAAGAGTCCAGAGTTAAGTCTTTAAAAGCTGCCACTGTTGATACAGGTTCTTCTTCAATGGGTTCTAAGAAAAAATATAGTCGTAAAGCCTTTCAAGAACTACTTATAAGAGATCCACAAAAATACTATGCTAACGCAGATGAAATCCTTCTCGCTTATGAGGAAGGAAGAGTCTATTAAATGAAAAGGAAATAAGAAATGGCACTAGGTACTAATAATGTAACAACCACTACCGCAGCGAAGTTCATCCCTGAGATTTGGAGTGATGAGATTGTTGCAGCTTACAAGGCTAATCTTGTCGCTGCTAACTTGTTCTCCAAGATGTCTTTTAAAGGCAAAAAAGGTGATGTGCTTCACATTCCTAAACCAACTCGTGGTGCAGCGTCTGCAAAGGCAGCATCAACTCAGGTAACGCTTATTGCTGCAACTGAGAACGAGATTCTGGTCAACATCAACAAGCACTACGAATACTCACGTTTCATTGAGGACATTGTTGAGACACAAGCTCTTAGCTCTCTACGAAAGTTCTACACTGATGACGCTGGTTTTGCTATTGCTAAACAAGTTGATACTGACTTGATTCAGCTAGGTCGTACTGCTGGTTCAGGTACTGCGTACTCTACAGCAGCTACTACGACTAACGCATTTATCGGTTCTAACGGAACTACCGTCTACAACTCTACTTCTTCTAATGCTGCTGCATTGGCTGATGCTGGTGTAAGACGTTCGATCCAAAGACTTGATGATGCTGACGTACCAATGACAGATCGTTTATTGATCGTTCCACCTACAACAAGAAATACCTTGATGGGTATTGACAGATTCAGTTCTGAGTCTTTTGTTGGTGAGCAGGGATCAAACAACACGATCCGTAATGGTCAAATTGGTGATCTCTATGGTGTTAAAGCCTTTGTGACAACCAACGCTGACTCAGGTGCTGGTAACTCTGGTGCTGACCGTATTTGTCTCATGGCTCATAAAGATGCTTTCTGTCTTGCTGAGCAGATGGGTGTACGTTCACAGACCCAGTACAAGCAAGAATGGCTTGCAACATTGTTCACGACAGATATGCTTTACGGTGTAGCTGAGTTACGTGACAGTTCTGCTGTTGCTCTAGCTGTTCCTGCTTAATTAAGTAGGTATCTCCCTAGACTCACAAGGTCTAGGGAGTTTTATCATTGTCGTTCATCCTAACGGACGGAAGTAGGGAAACCGAAGGAACGCATCTTTCTTTATAGGAGGGTGTTATGACTTGGCAAGACTTCTGCCGTAAGCGTGAGCTAGACAATCACAAGAAACAACAACTACTTAAACTACGACAAAGGAAACATTATGTGGACTAAACCTGAATACACTGAGATAAGATTTGGTTTTGAAGTCACGATGTACATTGCAACTAAGTAAGGGCGTATAATGGCTATATATAGAGGGGCTGGAGGGTCAGGAGATGCAACAACAGACGCAGCTAATCAAGCTAGTGTAGCCACGGCTAAAGCTGCTGAAGCCACTACATCTGCTAATGCTGCTGCCTCTTCAGCCACTTCTGCTGATAACTCAGCAACAGCATCTTCAACATCTGCAAGTAATTCTGCAACATCTGCTACAGCATCTGCAAGTTCTGCTACAGCGTCTGCATCTTCTGCAACGGCTGCTGCTAGTTCTGCTACTGCTGCTGCAGCTTCTTATGATGATTTTGATGACAGGTACTTAGGTGCTAAGTCATCTGATCCTACAGTAGATAATGATGGTGGTGCGTTAACTACTGGTGCGTTATATTTTAATACTACTACTGAAGTCATGATGACCTACACAGGGTCTGCATGGCAAACCATTACAACAGGTAGTGGTGGACTACAAGCTGCTAATAACTTAAATGACGTAGCAAGTGCAACAACATCGAGAACTAATCTTGGTTTAGCTATAGGCTCTGACGTACAAGCACACTCTGCTGTACTTGATGCTACCACTGCATCCTACACAACTGCTGAAGAAACTAAGTTAGCAGGTATCGAGACTGCTGCTGACGTAACAGATGGTACTAACGTAACTGCTGCTGGTGCGCTGATGGACAGTGAGGTTACTAACCTAGCACAAGTTAAAGCATTTGATTCAACAGACTATGCTACTGC